CCCTCCACCCCTACCCGCCACAACTTTATTTTGAGTCCAACCATTTGCCTGTGCAAACGTACTAAGCTGTGCCAGAAGATCATCAAGATGAATTGCCGTACCTGTTTGGTAACTCATGGGTCTAACCTCACAGCCATAAAATTGTCGAAAGCTAATCTGTAAATATCTGGGAACATAATGTAAGTATCAGGGCCGATCACGGTAGTATTCTCTGGGGTAGTATTAGAACCAGATACATGAAACACACCATCCAGTTCACCATAGGAATTTCCATTTTTATTCAATTCCCCTTCAGGCTTTTCAAATTCACAGATAATTAACGGGGTCAAAGGGTACGAACCATCGATACCTTCCGTAACTTTGCTCATAAAAGCAGAAACATTGTCAAAATTTCCTGCGTAGGGGGATATACATTTTATATTGGATTGCTGATCAACCGCGCCTGTACCTGCGTAATTTTCAAGAGTAATCCATTGCCCCGCAGGATCACGAACCCGCATAGCTTGCCCACCGGGGTTTGCAAACATCCTAAAATGAGAACCTAAATTTGTAAAATCTACATTAAGAGTACCAATACTACCTGCAATAACCAAAGGATAACCATACTCAGCAGGGACACCATAAGGCAGGTGGAATCCCATCTGCATCGATGTATAAACCGTACCAATTTTACTCACAACAATAAAATATCTGCCTGTGCATACTATCCAATATTCAATAGTCCCGTCATCCAATACATAAAAAGAGTTAGGGCTTGAGCTTGGTTGGTTCTGAAACAGGGCGGCTGTATCAAATGCCACTGCCCCACGCAATCTCCAATTGAAATAAGGAACAGTGTCATCTTCTTTAATTGCCATACCCACAAAAATAGTATCCGCAGCGGCAAGCCCTTGACCAGTAAAAAGACACTGACCTTCAGCTAAAGAATTCAAAGTTTCCCCTGTTACTCTTGCTTCCACATACCCTAAATCAACATCAGTCCCACCATTATTATTCGTGATAACTATTCGCCAATTGAAGTGTCTGCCGGGAGTCGTCAAAGGAAAATTATGTTCTGTACCACCTATCCATGCAACAAAACCAACTTGCGTATCTTCAATAATCCAAGTAGTCCCATCATCAGACCATTCCAATGTCCAATCTATCGGAACATTAGCTATAAGAAAGCTAGAACCTTGAGCAGCCAAAGTGTACTGATCATATTCAACAGCATCGTCAACTTGCCATTGAACTATTGCGGTGGTTTGTCCTGCTCTGATTGCTTCAAACCCATTTGCTCCATTAGCATTAAAAAGCCTTCGGGGGATATCAAAATTAGTACCTGTAAGAATATCATTGGGAGCGGGAAAGTACCTATCTTGCGTCCACTCTTGCGCTGCTGTAATCATTGCACCTTCTACGATAGTCACAGTAAACACATCAGCAATTACGAAATCAATTGGCCCATCATTCAGCAGGAATTCTATCAGCCCACCCGCACCATCATAAAATATTCCTACCGTAGCTGAAGCCTGAGCACCCGACACCGAACCACTCACGGAGAATATGCCAACACCTACACCACCACCCAAAGTACAAGTGATAGTCCAAACTTCAGCTAAGGATGGTGGAGGGGATGCAACATCACTGATAGTACCGTCACCAACACCCGCGAAAATGGGGGCAGCAAAAGTCCCATAGCCTGTTATGAATTGACGAACCTTGTTCATCAAGTCCTTGTGATCGTTGGCTAATAAGTTTTGTACGTTTGGCATTTCTTTACCTATCTAATTTAATACTGCTTTAATTGCTGATCCATTCTTTCGAATAATATTGACAAACATTGCTTCACCTTCAGTGCTTGAAAGATAATCAGCAGTTTGATTAACATCTACCACATTAACAATACGCAAAGAAGAAGGGGGTGGGGCCGCATCAGGTGATTCCGCACCTGAATCCGATACAAACCCACCTTCAGCAAAGTTCATTCTTCTAGGTCTGCTGATTGTAAAATTTGGAAGTCCTTTCGTATTAACATCCAACTTTAATCGGTTGACTGCTTCCATAAAATTCAAACCGTATTTTTGCACAGCCTTAGCATTGTGAACATATTCACCATCAGATAATCTAGCGGGAATAGAATCTGAAGTTGATGTTCCACCCCCTAATACTCTGCCCCCACTTGCAAAACCAACCCTGCCACCACTAGCAAATGGAGTACCCGCAATATCTGAACCTGTGGGGGAAACCCCACCACCACCAGAGAAACCACCAAGAGCAGCATTAATAGCTTTAAGTACCAATGCCTGAATAATCATCTGGGCAATCTGTGCAAGGAAGGCTCTGGCAAAATCAGCAAAAGCATCCTTCGCACTTTTACTCCCATCAATAAGAGATGTGAAAGCCCCAGTTAAACCATCTACCACTTGTGATTTTAATTGTTCAAAAGCAACATTAGTTACCACCCCTAGTTCGTCAATTTCAACTCCGATATTACGGATAGACAATGCCACATCTTCATCCTTAGCAGTTTCATTGTATGCAATTTGAGCCTCCCGTAATGTTGTTAGGTCTGTAATAGCTTGTTGATTGGCAGCAAAAATATTTGCCCCCAATTCAAACTGACTATCCTCACCTGTTTCTGCTCTCCTTTCTGCTGCAACAATTTCCTGATCCCGTGCAAATCGAATTGCTTCCAACCTTCTAGCAAATTTATCTTTCTGGTCTTTTAATTCTTTAGCATCAATTTTATCCTGCTCTGTCTTACTCTTAGCACCCGCAGCATTAATTGCTTTAGTTGCAGCCGCAGAATTTTGCGCCCGAAGTTGTTGCTCCCTTAATCCCAATTCTAGTAGGTGATTGTCTAAAGAAAGTAATTCTTTTTCCTGATTCAAAGTTTGCGTGACTTGTTGTGCTGCAAACGCAGCATCAATAGACGCTAATTCTTCAGCAGATTGGGCTTCTAGTCTTGCAAGAGTTGCAGACCTATCTAATTCTTCATCAGATTGTTGATTAAGTGCAATTTGGGCAGCACGTTTCTGTTCAGCAATAGCAACTTCAGCATTAAGATTATCAAGTGCTATTGCCAGTAAACCATCATAATATGCTTGAACTGAAATTGTTTTATCAGCAAGTTCTTTATCAAGTACAGCCTTTCGTAATTTTGCAATTTCATCTGATGTGCTCTTAGCTAATTCCAATGCAGCTACCGCAGCAGCTTCATCAAGATTTTTCTGAGCATTAATCGCATCAAGTTCTGCTGCTGTTTGTGCAGATAACAACTTAGCAAGATCATCAGCCGCTTTTTTAGCAACAGCAGCTTCCCTGCCCAAAGCCGCAATTTTTAATTCCTCAAGTTTTGCAAGCTTGGCTTCTTCAATCGCTATTTCAGCATTAGCATTAGCTATAATATCTTGCTGTGCTCCTACATCAATATCTGAAGCAGCACCGGGAACCGACAATTCATCAAATGCCGCCCCTTGTTGTGTACTGGCAGCTTCCCCAATTGCTGCTTGAGCAGCTTCAACCTTTGCCTTAAGTGCATCTACATTTTGCTGAGCTTGAATAGTCCGTACATTAATATCAGCAGACCTAAACCCTTCTACCGTTGATTCAACATCCAAAACTGCTTGTTCAATCTCCCGCAAAACATCAACAGTTTCTTTTGCATCAGTCTTGGCAAAGGCAAGCAACGCCAAACCAAAACCAATAATCCAACCTAACGGGCCTAATGCCCCAAGAACAGTTGTCCTTAAAACAACAAATGCGCGATTCAATCCAGTGAGTCCAACCGCTGCTGCTCTGGCAGCAGTGACCGCAGTACCCAAACCAGTAGCTAAACTAGCTAAAAATCCAAGCACCTTAAGTCCTATCAAAGCAAATAAAACAAATCTCAGAGATTCAACAGCATCAGCTATTTTTCTGAATAGAACTGCATCTTTATCAAGGGGGTCTTGGATTCCCGCAAAAGTTCGAATCACTCCCGTTGCAATTACGGTTAGTCTGCGTAATGAACCAAGTAGTCCATCCTCCCTAGTACCTGTTTGTAATAGCAGTTCTGTAAATGCTGATGTAAGTCCTTTGATTTCACCTGTCAAAGAATTAGATCGTATTGCGGCTTGTCCTGCTGCTTCCCCCGCACCCTCAAAAGCTGCTTGTGATGCGGCTACAGTTTCATTCAATGTAATCAGGTCTTCATTCTGGGATACGATAGCCAGAATTGCAGGAGCACCCCTTTGACCAAATACACTTAGGGCATCACCCGCACCCAAAGTAGTATTTGAAAGACGTTCAATGATGTCAGAAAGTGAATTGGTAGCAGGATTAACTTGATCAAATGTTAATCCTAAGTCTTCAAGTAGCTTAGAAGTTTTCTCAGTGCGGGTTCCCAATACAGCAAGAACTCTTCGTAGTCCAGTACCCGCTGTTGACGCTTGGATTCCCGCATTACCCAGAACACCAAGAGCAGCAGCAGATTCTTCTAGTGATTGTCCAAAGGCAGCAGCAACAGGGGCAACAAAAGCCAGTGCTTCACCTAACTGTTGAACAGAAGTATTAGAATTCGCAGCAGTGGCAGCTAATACATCCGCAACCCTTCCTGCTTCAGAAGTGTCTATGTTAAAACCAGAGAGCACATTTGAAGCAATGTCAGCAGCTTCAGCTAAACCAAGACCACCCGCAGCAGCAAGATTCAATGTGCCTTCAAGGGCAGCAATTTGTTCAGCAGCAGTGAACCCCGCACGGGCTAAGAACTCTAAACCATTCGCTGCTTCAGTCGCACTAAATACAGTTGTTGCACCCAACCTTCGGGCTTCTTCATTTAGATTCTTAAATTCAGTATCCGTAACCCCTTTCGTAACGGCACGAACATTCTGCATAGCCTGATCAAATGCTGCAATCTGTTTGATTGCGTTAGCAAATAACGCTATACCCCCCAGAGTAACCAACACCCTTGTTAAAGCACTTCCTGCGGAAGAAGCCTTTTTAAAACCATTAGCAAGGGATGTTGCACCAGAGCCGGGCTTTTGACCTTGAAACTTTGCAACTTCAGCATTCAAAAGCTTCATATCGTTACGAACTTTTTTCAGTTCTTTAGTAACGAGATTCTGAGCTTTTAAAATAATTGAAAGTTCAGTAGCCATTAATTTACCCTAAGTCTTTTAAAGCCTTTTTGTACTGCTTATTATCGGCATGATAAGCCATTCGCATTACACCCATTTGACTGGAATATTCCCCACGTAATCTTTTATTAGCTATATAAAAAAAGGTAACTGCTTGCCGTAGGGTATAATTTAATGCGTTGCTGTGACCGTGAGAAATCAGGAATTCTCCCATTTCTGCATAATAATATTTCCAGTCTATTACTTTAGCCTCTTCAGCTTCCTTCTGCTTTTTGGTCTTTACTTTGAGGCCAGTTTTCCCTGTAATTTCGGGATAAGTCCTTGTATCCTTTCTATCAGCTTTTTTAGCGCATCATAATCCGGTATAGTCAAGTCCCAACATTTTTCAAAAGCAAGCAATTGAGTAGGAAAAGGAAACTTCGATATTTTTTCCCATTGATCGGGTTCGTTTGCAGAAAGGGCAATTACTTTACACATAAATTCTGGGTACTGATCGGCAATATTAGTTAGGTCTAGCTTGGCATCAAGTAACGCTTCTAATGGTTCTTTGTACTCCGCAAGCAGCTTTCCTAAATTTGCCAGAGTCAAACCCTGCACTTCAAACGATTGATCATTTGGCAGACTAATTGTTTCAGTCTGCACTACAATATCTTTCAACATAGTCTCAGTCTCGTTGTGATTTAAAACAAGGGGGGAATTTCAACCCCCCCAGATTATTTGATACTAAGGTCAAACTTAGTTAGTTGTAATCTGCCTGATAGTGAAATACTGGCTTCCAGTTACACGAGTCTGGTCAGTAAGGGCAGATGCTTCCACCACCATTTCGGCAAGTTCTTCATTGATCAAAGCCAGTTCTGCCAGTGGTTGAATTGAACCCTTGTAAACATCTATAACAACAGGGTTTTCACCATCAGCAGTATTCAGACCTTCAAAGCGAATCCAACGCTCAGGGGCAACAGAAGAAGTGATTGCTTCGATCTGATCATAATCTGCGAAAGTGTAATCGACAAAAACAACTTGCAGATCAGTGATTGCGCCTGTGCTCAGGACTTTGATTGAACCTGTTTCTGCATTCAGTTCGTAGTCCGTATCAAGAACGTAAGTGATGGTAGGCACGGCATCGTCACCGACAACAACCGCAGACACTTTGATGTTAGCCAGTGATACCCACTTGTCATGCTGAGCAGTGAGCAGTTCATCAGTTGGGGAAGCACCTACAACGGGGGTTGTTGTACCGTAAAGAGCAAGAGCAAGATTTTCATTGTCGATAGATTCCATTGTCATTGCAATGGTCACAATAGTTTCTTGCACGATTTCCTTATCAATACCTCGCGTACCCGTGCAGGATTCTTTGTGTTGGAATACGGTTGTCTCTACACCGATAGTCAAAGCAGACACGTTGCCGACAGGACGAAAACCTTCTGGTTCTCCCGTAACAGGGTCTTTCGTTGCAATCAGTACAGAGCCTTGACCAGAGAAATATTGATTAGTTACACATGAATTAGTCATTTATCAAACCTCTATATTTAAGAAATAATGCCCCGCGCTCTTAATTTCCGTGCCGAAGCAGGGTTATCAAAAACAATGACATCACCAGATTTATACGAGACACCCATATGAGTGTGTGCCGCAACTACAACAGTTCCAACGTCTTCAGGGGGATCAATAACAGATTCATCATCAACAGCCTCATCAACGCTTTCACCCTTGTCGGAGTCCTTAACTTTAAGCTTTCTTTTACGAACCATAAAAAAACCTCAAATAGTAAACCTGAGCCTACAACTACCTAACATGATATTCAACGAATTATTTGGTATGCAGTGACCCACCTTTGCCTATATATCAGCTTATCATCAACCCCGAAACTAGGGGCTTCAGATTCAAGATTCCAACTTCTTTGTGTGGCAGCAGTATTACATGCCATTGCTTTTCTTAATCTTTGAAGAATTTCTGTTGCAGTAGGAACGGAAGTATTCCCTTTTATTTGATTTAATGATTCCGCTTTGGCTATCAAATAAACATCAAAAACAACCTGATGATGTTTAGTGGCCCCCCGCATTCCCGCATAATTGAAAATTACGCAGGGTAAAGAAATTTTTGTATGTGCTTGGCTTAGCTGATCGGCAGCATAAACATATATAGCTTTTCCTTCTAACTCAGAAATAGAATTAACCTGAAGTTCAATGTCTTCTTTTAGGGCAGTAATAACATCTGTTGCTGCTGTGGTCATCTTAATGCAATCCTAATACGATCTTCGATTATGTTTTTAACCCCTTGTTCATCGTCTTCACTAATCCCTAAAAATTCCCGTTTAGGAAAGTTTACCCCGTCAACGGTAAGACCCAATTGATGTTGTGAAGCATAGGGAAGACTTGTGGATATGATTCTAATTCCCGGCCCACCCCTGCTTAATTCTATGCTGTTAAATAAATCACCTGAGTCAAATAAAGTTCCCCCACCAAGCCCACCTGATTGTCTTTTTTTAGCAGCCTCAGATACTTCCCATGTAGTTCCATCAGTGGCTTCCTGCCTTAAGAATCTGGTTTTGATTTGGTTGAGGATGAAGGCTCCCGCAGCATCTAAAGTATCTTCCGTACTGGTTGCCAAATCCAAAGCATTAAGCCGCTTAGCTATCTTTTCAAACCCTTCTGCGAAAATAGCTACAGGCATTTTAGAACTGGTCTAATGGGTCTAGATGTAGGGGGGCAACACGAATATTATTATCAACAAGGTAAGCCAGATTTCCAGAGAACGCATCCGCAGGAACATCTTTGGAAGGGTTTGTTAATTGATAAATTTCCCTGCCTTTAATTAGTGCTGCTTCAACCAACC